TGCACTTGCATGTCTTGATCAAGCTAACCTTGTTGTACCTGTACCTAAACCTAAAGATTGGAAACAACTATATCTAAAACCATTACTTGAAAATCTACAAGAAGTAGAACCATTACAATCATTAGATCCTACAAATGAAATTCTAGATTTATTACAAGACTGGACAACTAACAGACAGAATGCAAGAACTATGGATGATGTACTTAATAAACTACCTTTTACTGATGGTAATAGAGAGTACACATATTTTAGAATGGAAGACTTTTTTAATTTTTGTAAAAAGAATAATTGGGAATTAGATAAAACTAAAACAGGTAATCTAATAAAACAACTTGATGTGTTTATAGATGAAGTTCGAGTAGAAATAAAAAAACAACATCCAAGACTCATTAAGGTTAAAGCAATGAAGAAAATAGAAGCAAGTTTATCTTCAGTAAAATATCAGGAGGAAACGTTTTAATGGCTATTTATGCTGATTGCGAAAGTAAAAGAAGATCCAGACTTAAATGGAGAAAGAGTAGGAAAGGACAGTGGTGGGATTATAAATATGGTCAACGCCCTGAAGTAAAAGCAAGACGTCATGAACAATATATACAAAGGAAAATAAATGGCACAATCTGAAATAGGAATTAATTGGAGTTTAAGATACAGAAAACAATTATGGAGTCTACGAAGTAGGTTAGATCAATTAGAAGCACAAAATAAAATAATGAAAAGGAAACTAAAAAAATATGAAAACAATAATACTGGGTCCACCAGGAACAGGAAAAACAACAACGTTGTTGAATTTAGTGGACGAGTTTATCCAAGACGGAATACGTCCTAGACAAATTGGATATTTTTCTTTTACAAGAAAAGCTGCGAATGAAGCAGCAGAGAGAGCGGCTACTAAATTTGAATTAGATAAAGAAAGCGATCTAGAAAATTTTAGAACTCTACACTCTTATGCATTTCACAAATTAGCTGCAACAAAAGAAAAGATGATGTCTCCAGCTGATTATAGAGAGTTTGGAGAAAAATGTGGTTTACCAATTAAGACAGCTAAATATTCAAATGAAGATGGTACCTTTAACTCTGATAATGAATACTTAACCATTATAAATACAGCACGAGTTAAACGTATGGATCTATTAGATTACTATGACTCACGTACTAATATTGTAGATGTTGAGAGAAATACTCTTTATCTACTGAGCGAGGAACTAAAAAAATTTAAAGCCGAAAAAGGACTTAAAGATTTTACAGACTTAATAGAAGAATTTATTGAAAAGAAAATTAAATCAAACTTTAAAGTTTTATTTATAGATGAAGCACAAGATTTATCTAAAATTCAATGGGAAATGGTTAGACAAATTTGGCAAGATGTAGATAAAACATACATCGCCGGGGATGATGACCAAGCAATATTTAAGTGGGCAGGTGCTGATGTTGATCACTTTATATCTTTAAAAAAAGAAGTAGATAATATTAAAACTTTAGATCAATCATACAGAATACCAGGTGGTCCTATACATGAATTGTCACAAAGAATAATAAGTAAAGTGCAAAACAGATTCAACAAGGTGTACAAGCCGAGAGGAGAAGAGGGGGTGCTGAGGAGATACTCGGACGTCACCCAGGTTGATATGTCCCAAGGAAATTGGTTAGTGCTGGCCTCAGCCAACCATTTCCTTGATGACATTAAGGAATTATGTGAATTACGTGGTTGGTATTATCAATACAAAGGTAGAAATTCTATAGATGTAAAACTTTTAATGGCTTTGCAAAATTGGGAACATTGGAGAAAAGGTGCAATGCTGACACACATCGAGGTGAAAAATATATATCAATATTTAGGCACAAATGTGGCAGACGGATTTAGAGAAGGAAAATTATTTCATTCAGAAGATAAATATACTTTAAAAGAATGTATGACAGATTATGGCTTACTCACAGATAGAGTTTGGTATGAATCATTTGAAGGACTTGATAATTTTACAGAAAACTATATAAGAAACATGAGGGCTAACGGTGAGAAGATAAACGCTAATCCTCGAATTAAAATGTCAACAATACATGGAGCGAAAGGAGGAGAAGCAGAGAAAGTTTTAATACTACAAGATCTAACCAATGCAGCACTAGAAACATTTAGTTATGATCCTGATGAATTACATAGATTATTTTATACAGGAACAACTAGATCTAAAAAAGAGTTGCATATTGTAGATCCAAAAAACTTTGATAGAGCTTATATATTATGAGAAATTTAACGAAAGAATATTTAGAAACAGCCATCAAGTTAATATGTGGACCAAGAGCAAAAGACTATGGAGATAAAGTAATTAATCATGGAAACATTGCTAAGTTATGGTCTGCTTATTTAGATAAAGAAATCACAGCACACGATGCTGCTATCATGCTAGGACTATTAAAAATAGCGAGAGCTAAGTTTGGTAATCCTCATGCTGATACATACATTGATGCTGCAGCTTACATGGCTATTGCCGGTGAGTGTAAACTTGAAGGAGATAAAAAAGAAACGACTAAGGAAACTTGGTCAGAAGGGTATGCTAAGTGGAAGAAGACAAACAAAAAAGGATAAAAGGAACGTGGACCGTGGAAGAAATTCTTAAGGCAGTAGAGGAGATACTGAAAAAATGAGAACAGTACAACCTCCTTTATTTACCCCTGAAACAGAGTGGGTAATGCCGGATGAACTTAAAGATTTAACACAGTACTCTGAAATAGCCGTAGACCTAGAAACCTATGATCCTCAATTAAAAGAACTAGGATCAGGTAATGTAGTAGGAAAAGGCCATATTGCTGGTGTTGCACTAGCCGTAGAAGGATGGTCTGGATACTTTCCAATAGGTCATGACCATGGTGGCAACATGGATAAAGACCTAGTGTTAATGTGGCTTAAAGATTTATTTAGAAGATCTGAGAAAACATTTATTTTTCACAATGCAATGTATGATGTGTGTTGGTTAAGAGCAGTTGGTATAGAAATAAAAGGTAAGATTGTAGATACAATGATAGCTGCATCACTAATAAATGAAAATAGATTATCATATGGATTAAATTCATTAGCAAAGGAATATGTTGGTAAAGGTAAAGACGAAAAAGTTTTACAAGCAGCAGCAAAAGCATGGGAAGTGGATCCCAAAAAAGATTTATGGAAACTTCCTGCAATGTTTGTGGGTCAATACGCAGAACAAGATGCTGAAGCTACATTAAATTTATGGCAAAGATTAGAAACAGAACTATATTCTCAAGAACTTACATCTATATTTGATTTAGAATTAAAATTATTTCCTTGTTTAGTTGATATGAGATTTAAAGGAGTAAGAGTAAATTTAGAAAGAGCAACACAAATTAAAAAACATTTATCCAAACAAGAGAAAGAGATATTAAATAAAATAAAAAAACTAACTGATGTAAATGTAGAGATATGGGCTGCAGCTTCTATTGCAAAAGTATTTGATAAATTAAAATTACCATACGACAGAACAGCAAAAACAGGTGCACCAAGTTTTACTAAAAACTTTTTAGCTAATCATCCTCATCCAATTGCAAAAGAGATTGCTAACTGTAGAGAAATAAATAAAGCTAACACTACATTTATAGAAACAATATTTAAACATGAAAACAAAGGAAGAATACACGCAGATATAAATCAGATTAGATCTGATGCTGGTGGTACAGTGACTGGTAGGTTTAGTATGTCAAATCCAAATCTACAACAAATACCTGCAAGACATAAAGAATTAGGACCAATGATTAGATCTATATTTATACCTGAAGAAAAATGTAAATGGGGTTCATTTGACTACTCACAACAAGAACCTAGAATTTTAGTACATTACGCAAAACTGCAGAATTTAGCTGGAGTTGATGAAATTGTAGACGCATACAAGGCCGGAGACGCTGATTTCCATCAGGTCGTGGCCGATATGGCAGGGATAGAAAGGAAGCAAGCCAAGACGATTAATTTAGGTCTAATGTATGGTATGGGTAAAAATAAATTGATGGCAGAACTAGGTTTAATGAAAGCATCAGCTGAACAATTAATTTCAAGATATCATTCAAGAGCACCATTTGTAAAACAATTGATGGATCAAGTATCTAGAAAAGCAGATGATAGAGGAAAGATAAGAACTTTACTAGGACGTGCATGTCATTTTGAATTATGGCAACCAGTTCAATTTGGAGTTTATAAACCTTTACCTTTAGAAGCAGCCAGAAAAGAATACGGAGATTATTTAAAAAGAGCTTTTACTTACAAAGCCTTGAATAGATTGATACAAGGATCTGCGGCTGATATGACGAAAAAAAGTATGGTAGCTTTATATGAAAATGGTATAGTACCTCATATTCAAATTCATGACGAAGTTGATATATCAGTGGAGTCAGATAAAAAAGCTGAAGAAATTACAAAGATAATGGAATCAGCAGTTGAGTTAAAAGTCCCTAATAAAGTAGACTTTGATAGTGGAAAAAATTGGGGAGAGATAAAATGAGGATTTTTTATGGCTTACTTAAATGCAAATATTCCTTTACAATACGCACAGATAAGAAGAGAATATTTATATGATCTCAAATCACACCATGGAGAAGCTGAAGACTGCATTATCTTTGGGATTACATCGCTTACAGGGCGCGCTATTTTGTTTCATGCAATTATGGAAAATGGTGCTGTCTTTTATAGGCTCCCGATTAGCGCCTTCATTCAAAAAGGCTTTAACGTACAAACTGTTCCGAGATATAGACTTGATGAGCTACAGCTTTGGAATTGCTTCAGTTA